CCGCGCCGGCGCAGCCCCGCAACGACGGCGGGCTGACCCTGTCCGCCGAACAGGTCGACGCGCTGATCCGATCGGGCCAGCTCGGTGTGCTGCTCGGCGTGCCGCAGTTGACGCCGGCGCCGCAGCCGGATGAGCAGCGGCAGACCGTCGACCCGACCCGGAAGACCTCGTCCGTCACCGCTGTTGGTGAGCCGATCCCATACCGGTTCGACCGCGACGGGAACCTGACCCGCGGCGCCACGTACGACTTCTCCACCGATCTGATCTCCGGTGCGCGGGGCGATGGGGAGGCGATGCAGCGGGCGCAGCAGTTCCTGCAGTCGCAGGCGAGCAAGTTCACCCGGGCGACCGGGGCGCAGTTCGACGTCGATGTGGCCGACGCGGCGTCGCTGAACCCGAACCGGCAGCGGCCCGACATGTACGTCGACCAGAAGGACTTCGCCTACCCGATCTGGGATGCGATTTCCAAGGGCACCCTCGCGGACATGACCCCGTTCGTGCTGCCCAAGTTCTCCTCGGCGACCGGCCTCGTCGCCGCGCACGTCGAAGGGGTCGAGCCGACCGCGGGGACGTTCGTGGCGACGGCGCAGACAATCACCCCGTCGGCGGTGTCGGGCAAGGTCGAGATCACCCGCGAGGCGTGGGACCAGGGTGGCAACCCGCAACTGTCCGGCATCATCTGGCGGCAGATGACCAAGGCGTGGTTCGAGGCTTTGGAGGCGTCGGCGGTGACGCTGCTCGACGGCCTCACCCCGACGGGTATCACCCTGTCGACGGCGGCGGCCGATGACGTCCTCGTCGGCGAGTTGGAGGCGGCGCTCGCGTCGCTGCAGTTCATCCGCGGCGGCTTCCGCATGCGTGACCTGTTCCTGCAGATCGACCTGTACAAGAAGCTGATCGACGCGTCCGACGCGGACGGCCGCAAGTTGCTGCCGCGTATCGGCCCGGTCAACGCCAACGGGCAGGTGTCCGACTTCTTCGCCGACCTCGACATCGGCGGCCTGCGCGGGCGGCCGGGGTGGGCGCTCGCCGCGACCGGCACCGTCGCCGCGTCGTCGTATCTGTTCGACCGCAACGACGTCCACGGCTGGGCCACCGCGCCGCAGCGGCTGGAGTTCCAGTACCGGGTTGCCTACGTGGACGTGGCGATCTGGGGCTACAAGGCGCTGGCTAACACGGACCTGACCGGCGTCCGCGAAATCATCTACGACCCGGCGTAAGCCTGCCTACTTCCGGTCCACCACAGTGTGGACCGATGACCACAGAAAGGTGAACCATGGCTGAGAAGGTCATCTACGCGTCGGCCGCGCGTACCGCCACCCCCACCGCCGTCGTCGTCAACGTTGGCCGGGCGAAAGAGCTCCGGCTGGTCATGGACATCACCGCCGTCACCGCAACCCCGGCGCTGACCATCACGGTCGACGGTATCGACTCGACGAGCGGGAAATTCTTCAACATCATCACGTCGGCGGCGCTTGCGACCGTCGCGACAACGGTTCTCACGGTTGCCCTGGGGGTGACCGTCGCGGCGAACGTGGCGGTGTCGGCGCCGCTGCCGCAGACGGTCCGTATCACCGTCACCCACGGGGATGCGGACTCCGCGACCTACAGCCTCACAGCGCACACGCGGTAAGGGAGATCTACTCATGGCCAATACACCGAGGAAAGCCACGGCCGACCCCGACGCCCAGGCCGACGCGCAGTCCGACGAGCAGCCCGAGCCCGGCGCCGATGTGCCCGAGCCTGAGGCTGACGTGTCGTTCGACTCGGCGGCGGAGCCCACCGCGGCGACGACTGCGGCGGGTAACCCGGCGACGGTCGCCATCGCGGAGGCCGCCCGCGCGGCCGAGGTGGAGCAGTTGCGCAAGGAACGCGACGAGCTCCGCGAGCGGCTGGCCACCGCCGGCCGCGGCGGTGTCGACGAACTGGTGATGCTGCGGGCCGAGACAGACGCGTTGCGTCAGGCCGCGGCCAAGGCTGGCCTCGCCGGGTCACCGAAGCACATGTCGGAGGGTGTCCGCCAGGATCTGGAGATGCACGGCTTTGCCGTCGATCCGGGCACCGGCGACGCGCTCGTGCTCGACCGTGCCTCCGGCCAGGTCACGATCACGCCGAAGCGTGGCCAGCCGACCCAGATCGACATGCCGGAAGAACCCGAATCGGCCTGACCGGCTGAACGGCAACGCCCTCGGAGGGAGGTGGCAGGGATGGCGTGGGCACCGGACTACATCACGGCGACGCAACTGAAGTCATACGCGCGGATCACCGACGCGGCCGACGACGCCGAGATCGGCTTCGCCATCACTGCCGCCTCCCGCGCGGTGGACCAACACTGCAACCGGCAGTTCGGCCTCGTCGCCGCCGAGGCGCGGCTCTACACCGCCTGGTACCACTACGAACGGTGCCGGTGGGTGGTCGACGTCGATGACTTTCAATCCGTCGTCGGCCTGGTCGTGACTATCGGCGGGGTGGCCACCACCACGTTCACGAAGGAACCGCGGAACGCCGCCGCGAAGGGCAAGCCGTGGGAGCGGATCGTGTTCGACCTCGCCCCGTCGGCAACACCGTCCTACGTGGACAACTACGAGGTGTCGGTCGTAGCGCCGTGGGGCTGGACGACGCAGCCCGTGCCGGTGACGCAGGCCAGCCTGTTGCAGGCGTCGCGGTTCCTGTCCCGCCGCGATTCGCCCTACGGCATCGCCGGCTCACCCGAGCAGGGATCGGAGCTGCGGCTCCTGTCCAGAGTGGACCCCGACGTCGGGGTGTCGCTACGCGGCCTCGTGCGTCCGCGGGCGGTGGGCTGATGAACCTCGCCGCCGTCATGGATGCCGTGTCGACCCGGCTGGACACCATCGCCAACCTGCGATGCTTCGCGTACCCGCCGGCCAAGCTGACACCGCCGGCCGCGGTCGTGTCCTACCCCGAGACCTACACGTTCGACGAGACGTACGGCCGCGGCTCCGACCGGATGACGCTGCCCATCGTGCTCGTGGTGGGGAGGGTGTCCGACCGGTCCGCCCGCGACGAGTTGGGCGCCTACTGCAACGGCACCGGCGCCCGGTCGGTCAAGGCGGTATTGCAGTCGGGGACGTACACCGCGTTCGACTCGCTGCGCGTGGTGTCGATCGACTTCGACGTGGTGTCCATCGCCGGCGTCGACTATCTCGCGGCGCTGTTCGACCTCGACATCTTCGGCCCAGGGAGCTGACCCATGGCGTTCGTCCACGGCAAAAACACGTACATCTCGCTGAACGCCGTGGACCTGTCGGCGTTCACCAACACCTCCGAGTTCGAGCGCGGCGCCGACTCGCACGACGTGACGACGTACGGCAAGAACGATCATGTTTTCTCCGGCGGGCTGGGCAACAACCGGGCCACGATGGGCGGCGTCTACGACAACGGGGCGGCCGGGCCGCGGGACACTATCGAGCCGCTCGTCGGCACTGTCGTGACGTTGGTTCGCCGGCCGGAGGGCACCGGGTCGGGCCTGCCTCAGGACTCGGTTTCGGTGCTTGTCGAGAAGTACGTCGAGTCGAGCCCGGTCGCGGACATGGTCACGTGGTCGTGCGAGATGCAGTGTTCCGACGCCGTCACGTCCACCAACCAGTAATAAGGGAGAGTCGGTATGGGCGCGTTGGTAGCAACGACTCCGGACCGGGACGGCACCGTCGTATCGGGTGCGGCGGTGGCCGCGTCAGACACGATCGCCGCGGCGATCGTCGGCCAACGCGGCTGCTACCTGGAGATCATCAACGGTGGCGGCAGCCCCGACGACATGACGATCTCCGACGCGAGCCTCACGCCGACCGGTGCGGCCGCCGCGGCGAACGCGCCGACGGTGACCAACGGCACCTCCAAGGTGTTCCTGATCGTGCCGCAGCAGGTGAACACGTCCACTGGTGTGGTGACGGTTACCCACTCATTCACCACGTCCGTGACCTACAAGCTGTACCCGTTGGGGTGAGGATCTGTGTCTCATGTAGACGATGACCTGAAGGCCCGGCTGTTGAAGCCCCGCCTCGCGGAGGCCGATGTCGATGTGCCCGGTATCGGCACGGTACGTGTACGGGCCCTCAACCGCATCGAGGCGATGCACGTTCAATCCGCCAAGGGCAACGAGGCGATTGAGCGTCGCATGCTCGCGTTGGGCATGGTCGAACCTGCGATGACGGAGGCCGAGGTCGGGCAGTGGCAGAAGGCGTCGCCGGCCGGCGAGTTGGAAGCGGTCACGGAGAAGATCACCGAACTGTCGGCGCTGGGCGGCGACGCCGACAAGGAGGCGTACAAAAGCGTTCGAGGCGAACCCGGACCTCGAGTTCCAGTTCTTCCTGGCGCAGAAACTGGGCATGACGGTGGCCATGCTCCAAACGGAGATGAGTAACGACGAGTACCTCCGCTGGTGTGTGTACTTCGCGAGGAAGGCGCAGCGGGAAGAGCTGGAGATGTTGAAGAGCAAGAGGTGAGGTGGGGGCAGTGCGTGACGCGATCCGGATCGACGGCCTCACCGAGTTCACCCGCAACCTCGCCCAGTTCGAAGCTGCCCTCCCGCGGGCGCTGCGCCTCGCGACGGGCGACGCCGCCGACGCTGTTGTCGACTACGCGCGGCCGCGGGTGCCCCGCCGGACCGGCCGGGCGCGGCAGTCGCTGCGGGCCACGTCCATCGGTGACGCGGTGCGGCTGACCGAGGGCGGCCCGCGCGCGCCGTACATGCCGTGGCTCGACTTCGGCGGCCGGGTCGGGCGCCGCGGCAGCGTCCACCGGCCCTACCTCAGGCAGGGCCGCTACCTCCACAAGGGATATCTGGTGAAGCGGGACACCGGTGTGATCCGGCGCGTGCTGACCCGGGCGCTGCTGAACGCCGCCGACCGTGCCGGGATCGAGGTCACATGATCGGCGGCCGGAACCAGGTCACGCTGACGTTCGACGGCGATTCCGACCCGCTCGAGCGGGTGTTCACCCGGGTCGGCGACGCCGCCCGCAGGATGACCCGCCGCATCAGCGACTCGTCGCGGTCGCTCGGCGGGTTCGTCAAGGCCGGCGCTGATGCGGCGGTCGGCTTTGGCCAGTCGTTCTCCGCGAAGCTCGCCCCGCTGCTGGCCAGCCCGATGACGGTGGCGCTGGTGGGAGCTGCTGCCGCCGCCGCACCGGCGATGGCTGCGGCTGTGACCGCTGGGCTGCTGCTGGCCGTTGGCGGCGGTGTGCTGGCGGCCGGGATCATGGCCGCCGCGAAGGACCCGGCGGTCGCCGCCGCGTTCACGGGCTTGGGCACCCGCGCCAAGGCGGCGTTCGCCAACTTCGGAACCCCGTTCAAGGCGCCGCTGATCCGGGCCGCCGACACGTTCGGCGACGCCCTCGAGCGGATGGCGCCGGCGCTGAACCGCATGGGCGCGATGATGGCGCCGATCATTGACGTGCTCGCGCCGGCGTTGGCGCAGATGTTCGAGAAGGCTCTACCCGGCATCGAGAAGGCGGTCGCGGCCAGCATTCCGCTGTTCATCACACTCGCCGAGCATGCCCCCGCAATCGGCGAGGCCACCGGGAAGTTCTTCGAGATCGTCGCCAAGGGCGCGCCGGCCGCCGTGCGATTCCTGGACATCATCCTGAAGGTCGCCGAGGTTGCGCTACCTCTGCTCGGCCAGGCGCTGCGCGGGCTGAGTGAATACTTCGCATTCACGTACGGCGCGTGGCTGGCCATCTTCAACGGGATCAAGGCGGGCTGGAACGGGCTCATCGGGTTTTTCCGGGGGCTGCCCGCTCGGGCGGGTGCGGCGTTCAGCGGCATGTTCGACGGGGTCAAGAACGCGTTCCGGTCGGCGCTGAACTGGGTGATCGACCGGTGGAACAACTTCCACATCCCGGGCCTTGCCACACCGTTCGGGACGCTCGGCGGGTTCAACACGCCGAACCTGCCGCGGATGCACTCCGGCGGCG